AGTCCACGAAAACGGAGGAATAAAACATGGCCGTATACATGGGAAACGACGCGAGCGTTACCATAAACAGTGTTGATTTGAGCGACCATATTGCCCAGATCAGCTTCACCGAATCAGCTGCAGAGCTGGACACAACCGCTATGGGCGACGCGAATGTCACCCGGATCGGCGGCCTCAAGGACGGCTCGGCCACGATCGAGTTCCACTCCGATTTTGCGTCGAGTGAGGTCTACGCAACTCTCAACCCGCTGCTCGGCACGACAACCACCGTCCTGGTGGTTCCGACGACAGATCCCGTAGCGGCGACGAACCCGTCCAAGTCCGTGAGCTGCCTGGTTACCGAGGTGCCATTCGTCGACCACGCTGTCGGCGACCTGGCGACCATCTCGGTTACCTGGCCATTCAGCGGGGTAGTCACAACAGCGACCAGCTGATGATCGACCTGACGCTTACCGTCGAGCTCGAGGACGGGGAAAAGTGGCAGGTCCGTCCAAAGCTCGGGACGTTCATCAAGTTCGAGAGGCAGTACAAGATGCCTGTCTCGACGGCGTTCAACGAACCATCCCTCGAGCACCTCGCGTGGCTCGCCTGGGAGGCATCGCGCAAGGAAGGCCGGGCGGTGCCGCTGTTCGACAAGTTCGTCGACAACCTCGTCGACCTGGATCTGGAGAATGATGACGCCCCTTTAGTCGACACGGCCTGACCTACCACATCGCCGAGCTCGCCCTGGCGACTGGTCAGCCGATAACAGCCCTGGTGGATGCACCGCCGGAGCTGGTGAAAGCACTCAGGGCGGCGCACAACGAACGGATGAAGGACCAGGAGCGTGGCAGGCAGGCAGGTAAGCGTCGACGGCGCTAGGGAGCTGCGGAAGGCGCTGAAGACTGTCGGCGATGAAGCCAAGGCCGGGTTGAAGGACGTGAACCTCGAGGTCGCCGAGATTGTCGCCAGGGCGGCCGTGACGAAGGTTCCGTCGCGTTCCGGGGCGCTTCGGGAAACGGTGCGGGCCGCCGGGGCACAGACCAGGGCCTCGGTCAAAGCCGGATTCAAGAAAGTCCCATATGCAGGCGTCATTCATTTCGGATTTCCTGCCCGCGGAATCCTCCCTCAGCCCTTCCTGTACGACGCCCTCGACGCCCGCCGCGACGAGGTCATGGACGCCTACACCGACGGCATAGCTGACCTCATCAAGAAGAACGGCCTCGGGTAATGGCCAAGAAGTCGTCAATCATCAACGTCGCCGTCCTGGGCGACGCGAAGAAGCTGAAGAAGACCCTCGACGGGGCCGAGAAGCGCGTCGGCACGTTCTCCAACTCTGTCGGCAAGTCGATGAAGTTCGCCGGGGCCGCTATCGGTGCCCTCGGTGTCGCCGGGGCCGCAGCGGTACTCAAGCTCGGCTCCGAGTTCGAAAAGGTGGAACGCACGCTGCGGGTGGGTACCGGTGCGACCGGCGACGCCCTCGAGGCCCTCGTCCAGTCCACCAGGAACCTCGCTAAGAGGGTCCCAGCGGACTTCGAGGCAATCTCGAACGCTGTCGCCGACATCAACACCCGCCTGGGGCTGACCGGCACCGAGCTCGAGGACTTCTCCGAGCAGATGCTGAACCTGTCGCGCATCACCGGGTCGGACCTGCAGGGCAACATCTCGTCTGTTACCAGGGTGCTCGGCGACTGGGGCGACATGGCCGGCACCGCCGCTGGCGCGGCCGACTTCCTGTTCTCGGTCGCCCAGGCCACCGGTATCGAGTTCGCGTCGCTGTCGGACCAGCTCGTCAACTACGGCGCACCGATGCGCCAGATCGGCTTCGACTTCGAGCAGTCGGCGCTACTCATCGGCAAGTTCGAGAAGGAGGGCGTGAACGCCGAGCTGGTCCTCGGGTCGCTTCGCCAGGCGCTCGGCAAGATGGCCCGACAGGGTGAACCCGCCATCGAGACGTTCCAGCGGACAACCGAGGCGATCAAGAACGCTGGAACGGCGTCTGAGGCCAACATGCTCGCCCTGGAGCTGTTCGGTGCCAGGGCAGGCCCGGACATGGCCGCAGCGATCCGGGAGGGCCGCTTCGAGCTCGACGACTACTTCAACCTGATGGAGGGCGGCGGGGACCGCATCAACGTCGCAGCCCAGTCGACAGAAACGTTCGGTGAGAAGCTCACGGTGTTGAAGAACCGCATAGTCGTCGGTGTCGCTCCGATGGTCGAGAGGGCGTTCGACGCGATCACGAAAGCGTTCGACGACATACGACCACACGCTGAACATCTGATCGAACAGTTTCAGGAAATGGTCAAGTCGGAGAAGTTCCGAGAGTTTTCTGCCGAGGTCAGGCGGTCGCTAAACCAGCTGAGAGACGCGTTCCACCTGGTTGTGAAGTGGATCAAGGACAACAACAAGTGGCTCACCGTTCTGGTGGGTTCTGTCGGCGCACTCATGGTGGCCGCGAAGGCATACAGCGCCATCGTCGCCATTCAGACGGCGCTCACCATTGCCGCCACCGCCGCGCAGTCAGCCCTCAACGTCGCCATGATGCTGAACCCCATCGGCCTCGTCGTCGCCGCCATCGTGGCCCTCGTCGCCATCCTGGCCCTCGCATATTTGAAGTTTGACAGCGTCCGCGACATTGTCGACAAGGTGTGGGACGAGTTCCGCGGGCTCTCCGATTTCTTCAACAGGTATGTGAAGCCGATCATCTCGGCGGCCATCGAAAGCATCATGGTCGTGTTGCGATCCTGGTGGGATGTCATCAAGGACGTGGCCGGACTCATCCAGGCGCTCTTCCGCGGTGACATGGCTGACGTGTGGAAGCACTTCAAAGACCTCGTCGTCAACACGGTCGGCCTCATCATCGACCAGTTCATCAAACTCCCAATGAACATCCTGAACGCCTCCAAGCCACTGCTCGGCAAGTTCGCCCTCATCGTCTCCGACTTCGCCGTCTACCTGGTCGGCAAGATCATCAACCTCGTTGCCGCCATTCCCGGCGAGATAGTGGAGCTCCTCGCCGCTGTCGGCAAAGACCTCCTCCAGGCAGGCAAGAACCTCGGCGGGTGGCTCCTCGACGGCTTCATCTCGGCAATCAAGGGCGCAGCCTCCGCAGTCGGCGACGCCTTCAAGAATCTGATCCCGGACTGGGTGCCCGGGTGGATGAACCCGTTTGACGGCGGCGACAAGAAAACCTCAAACCGTCGCACGTCATCGCTGCGCCAAACGACGACAGCCGCCGCGCAGGGCTTCCCGACGACAGCCGCCGCGCAGAGCTTCCCGACGGCGCTACCGGGCTCGAGCTCCGCGATGCACGTCGCCGGTATGGCCGAGGAGATCGGCAACCGGGCAGGCAAGTGGGCCGAAACGACGAGGACACGCCCAGGCGGCTCGATCGCCAAGGGCATGCAATGGATACCTGACGTGGGCAACCTCCCCGACCAGCTCGTCCAGGGCGCTTCGTACAACACGGGAAGCGGCAGCGTTGTCGTCAACGTCGCCGGGTCGGTCACCACCGAAGCCGAACTCGTCGAGAACATTCGCCAGGGGCTACTCAAGAGCCAGCAGTCCGGTAAACAGCTGGTCCTCTGATGCCACCAGCGCCGACGCTCACCGTGACGCTGCGCTACGCGGGCGGCCCAGGGTTCGGCCCGACCCTCGAGCTGGGTTCCGCGGTCGCCACCCTCGGCACAGGCGTCTTCGGCACGTCCACCAACGACCCGATCGACATCACCTCAGCGGTGCAGACCGTGACGATCCGGCGGGGCCGCACCAGGGTGCTCGACAAGTTCGAGGCAGGCCAGGCGAGTTTCACCATGATCGACACCAGCGGGGCGTTCGACATCGACGCAGGCACCGACGGCACACCGAAGCCGATGCTCCAGGTGCGAATCTCGGCGAACTACAACGGCGCAGACCGGTACCTGTTCTCGGGATTCACCCAGGAATGGGACTACCGGTGGAAAGCTGGCGTCACCGCGTCACTGATCACCGTTACCTGCGTGGATGCGTTCAGGGCGCTCACCCTGTCCGAGGTCGACTCCATAGCGGGCACCTCCGCAGGCCAGACCAGCGACGCACGCATCGACGACATCCTCGACGACATCTCCTGGCCCAACTCGGTGCGCGACCTCGACACCGGGAACACGACGCTCGTCGACGACGACGGCACGACGCGCACGGCCCTGTCGGCGATGCAGAAGGTCAACCAGGCCGAGATGGGCGGCTTCTGGATCGACACCAACGGCGACGTGCGTTTCATGTCTCGCCACAACGCAATCAAAACCGGGAAGGGCACCCCGACCGAGTTCGACGACGACGGCACGAACATCGACTACCAGGGCATCGACTTCGAGATGGACGACCAGGTGCTCATCAACTCGGCGTCGATCACGCGAGCTGGTGGAAGCGCACAGACAGCGTCGAACGCGGCGTCGATCACGGACTATTTCCTGCGGTCATACAAGAAAACCGGGATGCTAATGCAGGACGATACGCAGGCCAAAGATCACGCTTTGTCGATAGTTCAGGCCCGGAAAGATGCCGACATCAGGGTGAAAAGCATCACGCTGGACCTGTCCGAGGATGTAACGGCCCGCGTCGAGGCCGGACTGGACCTCGACTTCTTCTCACCAATCAAGGTAACGAGGACGGCTCCAGGGTCTAATCGCGTGACCCGTTCACTGGTCGTCCAGGGGGTCGAGCACCGGATTACGCCCCAAAGTTGGAGCACTACGCTAATGACGGCCGAGCCCATTGCTGACGGCTTTGTGCTCGGAACAGACAAGCTCGGGACTGGCGTCCTCGGCTACTAGGAGGAACACACCATGACCTACAAGGCCGACTGGGTGACCGGGGACATCCTCACCGCCGCTCAGCAAAACGACCTGGCGAAGCAGGCCATCTCGAGGTTCGCCGATGCGTCGGCCCGCGACGCTGCGATCACGTCGCCGACCGAGGGCCAGTTCTGCTACCTGACCGGGTCGAATGCCCTGCAGTTTTATGACGGCAGCTCTTGGACGGCTACGAGTTTGACCGCCGACATCACCGAAGTCGCAGCAGGAACGAACATCGATGTCACCTCAGGCACGGGGCCGGTGCCATCGGTCGCTGTTTCGATCGACGCCGAGCTGGCCTGTGCAGACCAGGTGGTCAGCCGCGCCCAGATGAAGGACTACGCCGAAACGGTCAACGCCCTCGGGTCAAAGTCTGCTGCGTTCAACATCGACTTCGAGGACGGCAACGTGCAAACGGTCACCATCTCTTCAGGCACGTTCAACATCGGCCTCACCAACTCGTTGGCTTCGCATTCGAACTCGGTCACGATTCTGGGAACCAACCTGGGAGCCGGGACGCCTTCGTTCGTCGCTGGGGCGCACGGCGGCGGCGGCAACGCCGTCAAGTGGGCGGGCGGTACTGCACCGACTTACACCGCCTCAGGCACCGACGTTCTCTGCTTCACGACCTTCGACGGTGGCACAACCTTCTACGGCTTCGCCGCAGGGCTGGACTTCTCCTGATGGCTCCGCTGGGGGCGGCCAAGGTCGGCCTGTTCGCCGCTGCTGGTGCTGGCGGCGCTACGGGTGCGGGCTACTTCGGCGGCGGCAACGGGCCTGTGTCCACGGTTGACAAGTTCGCGTTCCCTGCTGACAGCCGCACGACGCTGGGGACTGGCCTGTCGTCGGCCCGCGCCAGCCTCGCCGGGATGGCGAATAGTGGCACGGCTGGGTACTTCGGCGGCGGGAGCACAGGGTCGTTTGTGGACACGGTCGACAAGTTTGCGTTCTCCGACGACAGCCGAACGACGCTGGGGACTGGGTTGTCGGCGGGGGCCAGCGGCATCGCGGCTATGGCGAACTCGGGAACAGCGGGGTACTTCGGCGGCGGGTGGACAGGTGCGAACTCGTCAACGGTCGACAAGTTTGATTTCTCCGACGACAGCCGCACGACGCTGGGGACTGGCCTGTCGTCGGCCCGCAGCGGCGTCACGGCTATGGCGAACTCGGGAACAGCGGGGTACTTCGGCGGCGGGAATGCGGCGTCGTATGTGGACACGGTCGACAAGTTTGCGTTCTCCGACGACAGCCGAACGACGCTGGGAACAGGGTTATCTTCGGGCCGCACCCAAGTCGCGGGTATGGCGAATAGTGGCACGGCTGGTTATTTCGGCGGCGGGGACACGGGGTCGAATGTGGACACGGTCGACAAGTTTGCGTTCTCGGACGATTCGCGTTCGACGCTGGGGACTGGCCTGTCGTCGGCCCGCCAGCAGTTGGCGGGTATGGCGAATAGTGGCACGGCGGGTTATTTCGGCGGCGGGTACACGGGATCAAGAGTGTCCACGGTTGACAAGTTCGACTTTTCCGACGACTCGCGCACCACGTTGGCCACGGGATTGTCGGGGGTCCGTGCCGAAGTCGCCGCTATGGCGAACTGCGAGTCGCTGTAATGAACATTCACGACGCAATAGCCGAGGTGCAACAGCCCCGCTCCCGCTACCAGTTGATCCACTTCGTCATCGGCCAGCACGACACGCCCGAAATGCAGTTCTACCAGTTGTGCGTCGAGCTTCAGGACATGGGTTTCAAGTTGCGGATGGCTGAACTGAACGTCAGGAAAACTGAGATCGAGATCGCCCGCCTGCTGGAAACGGGCGACGAACTGGATGCCTTGGAGGCTGAGGAGAAGCAGGTCGGCCTCGAACAAACCCGCATCGTGATGCGAGGAGCTGAACGCGAGCTCGCGATCCTGACGGACCTGTTCGACGAGTCTCAGAAGTTCACCCGTGACGAGATCGAACACGCGCAACCTGAGTATTGGCAGAAGCGCCTCACCCGCCAGACCAACCTCCAGATCATGGCCGGCGGCGTCCAATGGGCGCAGCTCGACTCGCTTCGCCAGGCCGGGCTCCTCGAGGAGCTCATCGCCGAGCGTGAACGGCAAACCAGCAACGGCCACCAGGAGCTCACCCCATGACATACCTCAAGTGGAAACTCTCCGACGACGGCACCTGGGGGACTGGCCCTGAAGAAACCATCGCCGACCGCGGCGGCCGCGCCGAAGCCTCCTGGGCCGTCGATGATGACGGCTACCGAATCGGCTATCTCGCCTCACCCGCGAACCTCGACGACCTCGAGGTCTGGGACGTGACAACGCAGACCGAAGCCGACGCGCTCACCTTTTGCCAGGCCCTCTACGCGGCAGCTGAGGTGTTACCTGACGGCCGCATCTCAGGGCCACCACCACCAGATGTCGCGGAGTGACGACCTCGAGCTCCTCGAGGGCTACCGGGACGACGGCAACGAGAACGTCGCCGACCTCGACCCGTTGCTCGTCTGGCGGCTCGCGTCGGCGTACCGCACCAGCGACCTGCTCGCCGAGAAGCTCACAATCGAATCAGGCGTCAGAACCGTCCAGGAACAGACCTACCTGCATGACCGGTATCGGCACCACGGCGGCGTGTTGGCCGCTGATCCGGCGCGCATCATCGGCACCGGCTCCGGCGGCACCTGGAAAGGCTCCTACCACATGGCCCAGGCGTCGGGCCTCGGCTATGCCGTCGATCTCACGCACCACGGCCTGGCCTCCTGGTCCGACATCACCAAGGTGCTCAAAGGCTGGGGATTGCATCGAACGGTCGACGGGGAGCCCTGGCACTACCAGGCACAGACCGTCGACGGTCCCCTCGAGGGGCCGTTCCCAGAATGGTGGAAAGGCGAGCCGGCCGTGAAAGACGACACCGTCGATTGGCTTCGCACCGTGGAGGCGATCCTCCACGCCGGTGACCAGGTGGCCGCCAACCCTGTCCGCAAGGGCAGCCGCGGCGACGAGGTCGCCATCATCCAGGCGCACCTCACGCTCGCCGGGTTTCCCCTCGGGACGGTCGACGGCGTCGCCGGTAAACGAACCGACAAGGCGGTCGAGGACTACCAGGCGCTGAACGCGCTCACCATCGACGGCATCGTCGGAATCAACACCTGGAACAAGTTGTGGAGGACAACATGAGAGACATTCTGGTCAGGGCCGGCAAGACCTGGCTGCAGACGTTCGTCGGCCTGCTGGTCGCATCGTGGGCTAGTCGCAACATCAACATCGAGACACTCGACCCGCTCCAGGAGCTCTCCACCATCGCCGGGTTCGCGTTCGCGTCCATCCCGGCCGCGGTGAGCGTCCTACAGAACAGCGTGAAGCTCACACAAAATGCCTGAACTGGTCGCCTCGATCGGCATCATTGCAGCGGCGACCATCTCGGCCATCTCCGCTGTCCTGGTCGCACGCCTGCGCCTCGACTACCGCAACCAGAACGGCACCCAGGCCGTCCAGGTCGACCTCCTCCGCGAGATCAACCGCCGCACGACACGCATCGAGGACCGCGTGAACGACCATGCCGAGCGCATCGCCACCATCGAGGGCCGACAGGACTCCCGACCGTGTGAAAAATGATCTCCCCAGCAGATGGCTTCGCAGCTGGTAACGATCTCCCCAGCAGATAGGCGCAATAGTGGAACGAGCTACAAAGCTCATCGCCGCCGTTGCAGCGTTGGCGGTTGCGTTGGGCGGCCTCGCGGCAGCGTTCGGCTTCGGCAGCGAACCCTCGCCGACCGGCACCCTCATCATCCTCGACAGCCCTGATGCCTACCGGGCGTTCCTCGAGTCGCACCCCGGGTGATCGCTGACTACGTCGAGCACCGGTTCATCGCTTCACGCATTTCGGCGGTGGGGCGTCCCCTGACGTAGATCGACGTGGTTCGAATGTTCGCGTGGCCGAGCAGCTGCTGCGTCATGAACAAGTCGTTCGTTTCCATCCACAGCCTCGTCGCTGCGGTATGGCGCAGGGCGTGGAGGTTGACTCCTGGGCGGTAGATCCCTGCCCGCTTCATCAGGAGTCGGGATCGTTCGCTGATCGTCGCGGGCTTCAGCCCACGCCCCGAGGTGGCCGATATGAGTAGCGGCCCCGGTGACATGCCGCGCTCGTCCAGGTAACGCTCGATCCGCACCTGCGTTGCCTTCGTCAGCGGCGTCCAGCGTTGCTTGCCGCCCTTGCCGTTGACGAACAGGACCTGGCCGTCGAGGTCGATGTCGGCCAGCTCGAGGTGCGCCATCTCCGAGCGGCGCAACCCTTCGCAGATGCCGAGCGACACGATCACCTCGTCGCGGGCGTTGCATACGGCGAGGAGCTTGCCGACGTCGAGGTCCCGTAGTGGCCTCGGAACCGGTGTCGGCACCGCCGGGGCCACCAGGTCGACATCGACGCCGTACCAGGCGAGCATTCCTCGCACCACCGACCACCTGGAGCGCCGATAGTTGGCCGACAGGCCCACGCCGGTGATCCACTTCTGCACCGCCTCGGATGTCACCTCGACGCCGGTAAACGCCCGCTCGAACTGGATCAGGCAGCGCCTGAACCCGTAGGCCGATCCCTCATTCCACGCGCCCGACGCGACCTTGTGCTCGACGTAACGGTCGACCCGGCCCCCGCTCCAGATCACGCTCGGGAGTATGGCATCCCCGGACCGACTTGACAGGTGCGGTATCTTCCAATCGGTGCGGTCATCCAGTTCCACCTAACGGCCTCCTACGTCGTCCCCTGACGGCAACGGAATCGCTGCGAAGTGGAGCGTAGGGGAGCACCACCACATAGGACAAGACCGTGGGGGTCACAATGGACATCGTCCGAGTTGCCGAGAAACTCAAAGCGTTTCGAGAGGCGCACCCGCCGACCGAATACGCAATTTTGCAGGATTTCGCCGAAGACGTGGTCGGCTCCACGTCCAGGGTGACCGGCCATTGCCGCATCGTCGCCGTCGACACGGGCGCGGTGCTCGCCGAGGCGTACGGCACCAGGGCTCTTCGTGAGCCCGTACCAGGCGCACAGGGCCACAGGGACACACGCGACCCGGACAGGGCCATGACACAGGCCCTGGGGAGGGCTCTGGGGCTGTTCGGCTACGCCGATGCGAACGGCATCGAGGGCGACACCGACGAAGCCGACACGACGGGCATTGAGCGGGCAGCTCCACCGCCGCACCCGCCGCACCCGTCGAACCCGGCGACCCTCGCCAGGGAGAAACTCCGCGCAGCACCCGCACCGATGATGGAATCGGCGGGCCTCAAGGGGGTGCTCAACGACCTCGACGAGCCCGACCGAAAAAAAGTGAAAGCCGCCCTGGAGGCGGCGGGTCTGCCGACCACCCTGCCGGACCAGATGACACCGCAGATGTTCGACGAGGTCGAGGCCCTGGTCGACAACCTCGTGGGCGCATCGTGAACGCACCTCGGGCAGTCGCCCGCAGAACAGACCCGGACACGTCCAGGGAGGCCGCTGACAGCCTCGGCGACCTCACCGACCTACAGATCAGGGTGCTCAACCTGCTCGACGAGGTCGGGGCCGCCACAGACGAAGCCCTGGTGGATGCCTACGAGGCCCGTTTCGGCCAGGTCAGCCCGAGCACCGTGCGAACGCGTCGCCGCGAGCTGCAGGACGCCGGAGCGGTCGAGGTTGTCGCCTACGGACAGACGAAGGGAGGTCACCGTTGCCAGGTGTACCGGGCAAGAGCGTCGACGCCCTCTCTGGGGTTGTAACTGAGGCGCAATGGCAAACAACGGTGGTAGAAGCCGCGGAGCTGTTCGGCTGGTGGGTGTTTCACGATCACGACAGCCGAAGAAACCAGGCGGGTTTCCCAGATCTGTGCCTGATCCGGCCTCCACGCGTCCTGTTCCTCGAGCTGAAGCGGGAGACGGGGAAGTTGACGAGGGCCCAGAGCGAGGTGCTCGGAATGTTGGCCGAGTGCCCAGGGGTCGAAACAAGAGTCGCACGGCCGTCAAACTGGTCGTCTCTGTGTGGGTGGCTGTCATGACGCTGTCATGCACAACCGAGGCGGTCGGCCCGTCCATAGCCGAACCGTTGCCACCTCGGGAGGGGCCGGTGGGGTGCGTTGAGCCGCCGCCGCAGGCATCGGGGCCATCGGCGAGCGCGTCAGCGCCTGTTCATACCCCGCTGGTCCTTCCGACTCGGCCGAACCGGGGGGTCACCGTGATATCACCGCCCACAACGACTACCTCTGAGCGGCCTCTGGTGCTCGACGAAGAAGTCACACCGGGACCGACCGAGATAGAGCTGATGCCGGTCGAATACGTCCTGGACTGGAGGCCCGAGGTGTCGGTGTGGTTCCGCGCCGCCGACGTGGACCGGGTGCTGCACATAATCGCCTGCGAGAGCTCCGGGAGGTGGAACGCGGCCTCGAAGCGCCCCGCGAACAACGGCATGCACGCCCAGGGCCTCATGCAGCACCTCGACGGGTACTGGCCCTCGAGGGCGAAACGTGCAGCTGCCGCCGGTTACACGAACCACGGGGACATCTGGTCGCCATCAGACCAGATCGCCGTTTCGGCGTGGCTGGCGTACAACACGCCGCAGGGCTTCGGGCACTGGGTGTGCGACAAGGGGGAAATATGACAACCGACGACAATATTCACCGTCTGACGAGGATGCCGAGGTCGATTCAGGAGATGTTCCCGGCGGCCTCGGTTTGCGCCGTCCTGGGCTCCGACACTCACGGCCAGGAGCGCCATCCCGGTGAGGGCGATGCGTGGATCGTCGCGAATGCCGACGGTGTGCGCCTGGCGGTCACCGGTCGAGGTCAGTTCATCCAGCTGGACGAAAGAAGCGCCAATCGGCTCATTTCGGCCCTCACCGAGGCCCTGGACATGCACAAGCTACGGGGTGGACCAGATGTGGGCTAGTTCACATATGGGCCACGAAGGCCGTGCCATAAATCGTCTAATCATTTATGGCACGCCGACCTGGAGTGGATCATGAGCCTGCAGGCAATGGGGTGGGTGATCTCAGAGTCGCCGTATCGCGGTTCGGCGTTCCTGGTGCATCTGATGATCGCCGACGTGGTCAACGACCAGCACGACTTCGAGTTCTGGATGTCCAACGACCGCCTCGCCAAGAAGGCCCGCATAAGCCGCCAGACGGCGAACCGCTCGGTGCGCCGCATGGTCGACGACGGCTTCCTGGTACCTGTCGCAACGGAACGCTCCGGGAACGTCCGCTACCGCTTCCACATGCCGTCCACAGGGGCCTGTGAACAACCCAAACAGGTGTCTCAGGATGCGACAGCAGGTGTCTCAGAATCCGACACAAAACAGAAGAGAACCCAAAGAGAACTCAAGAATGAAGGTGTAACAAATGGCGACACCTGCGAACGCATCCTCACGTCAGCCGAAAACGCCCGCGAAGCCCGAAAGGCCCGAACCAGATGACGACATACGACCAGGACTACCTCGACCACTTCGCCCACTTCATCGGAGAGCTCAACAAACAACTCGAGGTGCCGGTGCTCGAATCCGTCGAAGCCTTCGAGAACATGGCCGACAACCGACACGTCGCCCAAATGAACTGCGTCCTACCAGCACCGCTC